CATCTACCATTTTAGGTTTTCTTTCTTCATTCTGTTTCATTATCTTCTCCTAAGTTGTAGTAACCGTTACGGTTCCTATTTGTCCTTCTGCTAATAAATAATTCTCTAGTCCTTTTAGTTGCAAAGGGTTTGAAAGTCCTACAGGATTCCACCCCCATTGTATATCTCTTGAGCTGTAAGGTCCCGCAATAACAAAACTCTTGTCAGGTCTAGGATCTTGTATAGCCTGGGGATCAGTAACCGGATACATACCCTGTAAGTTCTGGGGTTGATCTGGATTCCAACACTCAGGACACGCTAGTATCTGTGTTTTCGTGGTTCTTACAACTAAGCTTTTTAATTTTGTTAGCTTAAATTGAAACCCACAAACATCACAGTCTGCTATCGCATTCTTTTTACTAGCAAAAGCGTTACTCATTATCTTCCTTTAAGGTATTGTCTGTCTACAATGCCACCTTTAGAGTAGCCTACTTTACCACCAGCTTTCTTTTTAATTGGTTCTTTTTTTAATTGTTTAAATTCAAAAGTAGGTTTATTGTTAGCCCTTCTTTTTTCACTTTCTTTTTCAGCTTCTTTTATTTTTGATCTACCATAAAGTGCGCCACCAACACCAGCTGCACCGATTGCGCCAGCTCCTTTTGTTTTTAAAGCAACGTTTTTATCATAGTTTAGATTATTTTTTAAATTCTTTCTTGCTTCTTTGCTTGCTTTTTTTGCTACAGCAGAGCTTTCTTTTCTAGCTTTATTTTCAACTTTTTTTGCTATTTTTCCGACTGATGGCGGTTTTTTAGATAAAGGCTTTTCTGTTACTTTCTTGAGGATTCCTTTTTTCCTTGCTTCCACAACTGCGCTGTCTGCCATTCTTTTTAAGAGTTTAGCTCTTGAAATTGCCATAATTTATTCTCCTTAGACCATTCTACCTTTAGTTCTACCGCGTATAGCTATACCATCGCGTTTACATTTTTTAACAGGACCACCAGCTTTCATATTTTTCTTTTTCTTAGACACTCTAGGTGTAAAAAAAGTTTTTTCTATTTCTTTTTCAATTCTTATTTTTTCGTCCCGTGCGGCTTTCTGTTTAGCTTTTTGCTGAAGCTGGCGTTGTTTTATCTGATTAATCGTTTGTTGATAAGTAGGGTCAGCTCGCCTACTTTCTTCCATAAAACCACCACGATCTTTTGTTAACTCTGACCCCTTTTGTTTTTTATAAAGTCGTACTAGCGGACCTACAGTGCGTGAACCACCAGCCGCTATTGCATTGATTAAAGGAGGAATAATAACTGGCATTAGACCATTCTACCTTTAGTTCTACCGCGTATAGCTATACCATCACGTTTACACTTTGATGTAACCTTACCACCAGATTTCATGTAGCCCATTTTGTTACGGACTTTTGTAGGTAGCTTTTTTAGTCCAGGGTTAGTAGGTGCTTTTAGTGCTCCGCCAGCTTTCATACCCCTTTTGTCAAACGTCTCTTTTCTTTCTTTTTTCATTCGCTCACTTAAAGTTTTGAGCATTTCCTTTTGCTTCTTTGAGGATCTTCCAGAGGTGTTTTGAAGTATTTTTTGTTCTATTTCCCCTTGTTTTTTTGAACGAGTAGCATAACTATCTCCAACAGTGCTTTTGTAAGGATTAGTTTCTTTTTTGCCAGCTTTTCTTTTTTTAGATAAAAGCTTTTTAATTGCTTCAACTGCTCCGCCAGCTCTAAATCTAAGTTCTTTAATGTTATCTGGTCTTTGTTCTCTTAGCTCACGTAATTCCGCTGCTCTCTCTGCGCGTTCTGCTTTAGTTCCACTTTTTTGTGGTCTAGTAAGCTTTGCTTTTTTTGCCTTACCCGCAACCATCTTTCCCCTAAACGCTTTTGGATCACCCTGAACAGCCTTTTTTGCTGCTTGATTCATAGCGTAATTTCTTTTATCGGGGTCTTTAATTTTAAGAGCCTTTTCTGCTGCTTTCATTGCCTCTTCAAATAGTTTTCTCTTTGCCATCTTAATTCTCCTTATACGTATGATTGTCTAGGTGCTAAAGATAATGTAGCTTTTTCTCTGTCTTCTGTAGAAGCAAGTAGCCACTGCTCTTCATATTCTTGTTTTAAAAATTGTATCTTAGGTCCTGCTTCTGGAATCTTTAGTGATAGATAATAAGCAAGTCCAGCAACCATACAAGGTAAAAACCTAAAGGGTATATGCTGGGTATTAACGCCCGTGCCTGCATCGTCAATTCTTTTTAAAAACCAATAAACAAAAGTATAACTTCCGTCATTTGGGATAGGCCATAAAGTTATTTTAGGAACCGCTGCCTGTCTATCTATATAAACTTGTATGGGTCTGCCCGTGTCATTCTTACTGGGTATAGAAGCATAAGTAGGATTAGATATTCTAGATATAGTTATATCCGATTGAGTTGTTCCTGTTCCTGTTCTAATAACCTGACTGATAAGATCAATAGTAGTCGTAGGTAAATCATAAGTTGCTGTTCCCTGAACAAGAGAAATAGTAGCTTGTTCTACAGTCCAAAGATTAATACCTCGGTTAGCCCATTCAATAGTTAATAAGTTTAAACTACGTGTAGCTGTTCTTAAATCATAGCCCGTTCTAAGTTCCGCACCGCAACGCTCAAACGCTTCTTCTACTAACAAGTTAAGATCAAGATTAAAATTGTGCGTATTTGTCGTTGTCATTATTTCTTACCTTTTCTTTTTAGTGCCGCTACTCTACGAGGTTTACCCGCTGGTTGCCCAAGTCTTTTCTTTTGAGCTATACGCGATCTTTTTTGTGCAGGTGTCATCTCCCCAGATGTTTTTGGAGTTTTAGCAGAAACACGTTTAGAAGGTCTGCAGTAAGGCGTACCACGAGTCTCACCTTTTTTTCTACCACAAGCTTTACCTGTTCTTACGTCTTTCCAATCTTCTTTAAACCAGCGTTTTAAAGATGCGCCTTTTTTGGTTTTACGAACAGCCATTATTTACCTGCTTTCTTTTTCCTGCATTTAGCAATAGCCCCAGAAGCATAAGCGCTAGGAAAGACTCTATAACTAGCCTTTACCTTTTTATAACACGCATCCTTAACACTTCCACCTTTTTTTAACTTAACAGATTCAAGCGTCTTAGCTTGTTTAGCGTGTGTCTTAGAAGCTTTCTTTAAACCCTTTACGACCTTGTTAAGTTTAGAGACTGCGCCGCCAGCTTTCATTTTAGTAGGTTTAGTATGTCCATAGCCTTTTTTCTTTAGCTCTAGATGTTTAGCCATAGTCGGAGCTTTAATTGCTTTACCCGTCTTCTTATCATACATCGTATGAGACTTAAAAACCTTACCACCAGCTTTCATCTTTTTAGGATTTATAATCCCCATACCACGAGAAGCTCTCATATTACACCATTCTACCGCGAGTACGACCTTTAGTAATAATACCATCTGCTCGTTTAGAAGCAGAGGAAACCATGCCACCTTTCTTCATTCCTTTTTTCTTAATCTCCTTAACAACACGTTTCTTTTCGCTTTTTAGGTTGCGCTTACCTTTTTTAGTATAAGCTTTTTCAGCGTCTACTCGACCTAATTCTTCAAGTTCATTTTTTACGCTTCCGCCTTTTTTCATGCCACCCATAGCAGCTTGTCTACGCCGCGCGTCCATAGCCATAGCCATTCTTGGGTCCATAGCGCGAGTACCGGCTTTATCAGCCATAGCCATACCGCCACCCATCATTTTCTTGACTTTGCCGCCCTTCATCATTTTCTTGACTTTGCCGCCATTCATCATTTTTTTATTATACATCTTGCTCTCCTTAGAATATTCTTTACCCACAGACTGTGGAATGTTTACCTTTTTAGCAAACTTAGGGTTATTAGCCACCGCCTGCATTAGTTTAAGTTGCTTGGCGCTTTTAGCTGGCATTACCGACCAGCCCACCAATATATAACCGTTGTAATTGCACTGCCGATAGCACCACAAAACCACATAGCCATTTTTCTACCACCTTTTATTTCAGATAACATCGTTTCAATATTATCAACAGCAACTTTTAAGTGGCGGATATCTTCTTTCACTTCGTCCATATCTTTTTGCATATGGTCAATAGCTACTGAATGTTCTCCTAGTTCACGTTCGGTACTCATCAGCATTTCCACCTTTTTAATGATGCTGCTTTTCTAGTAGGGCGACCTTTAGAATCTTTCATGGGGCCTTTCATACCAGACATTCGTGCACAAAAAGATTTACGGCGAGCCGCATCCTTTTTAGTTTTAGGGTTGGGTGCAGGAGCCTTGAGATTAGCCCCAGTTTTTCGATTATATTTAGCGCGACCTTTTGCAGTAAGACCCGCTCCTTTAGAGACGGGGAGCTTTTCGCCCCTTCCTACTGCTAAAGATACGCCTTTTTTTCTAGCTTTAGGTTTAGCTTTTTTTGCCGTTGCCATACATTACCCACAAAATAGTGTGTAGTCAGTTATGTTAGTCGGTATTACTTCTGCAAAGTCATTAGTCTGTCTAGCAGTTAAAATTCCTTGTCCCGGTAGTAATAGCTGCTCAACAAGTGTAGCACCTGCAGGTGTAGAAATATTAAATACTGTGTTTACCACAGAATCTACACTATTTATTCGCACAACAAGGCTTCCAGCTGTACCACTACACAATACATAAAAACCTTTTATGCGTGCTCTGGGTAAGAATAAATTTCCTGATGTACCAATAGATACATTATTTACAGATGCACCACTTGCAACAATACTAGTAATAGCTGCGAAAGCGGTTGTACTTACTACTGTATTACTATTAGGTCCAGTAATAACTTCGCTAAAATCACCACCAGATATATCACCTACTCTACGCCCTGTTACAGTAAAAGTAATACCTGAATCGTTTCCGTTTGAGGTAATATTTACTAAATAACCTGCCCCGTTTAACGCGGGGCTATCGGTTAATAACGTAAGAGTAAGAGCGTTAGCCGCAATAGTTGCAGCAGCCCGATAGGTAGTGTTACTTACCACGGGATTAATTGCCCAAATATCTCCGTCCATAATAATTTCCTAGTCTATTAAACTCTAGTTGAGAATGGTGTAGCTGGTGTTGAAGCAGTTGGGAATACCGATACCCCTTCTAGTTTCCATGCTGCTGCACCGACTGCAGTTAGAGTAAATGTAGAACCCGCGTCTCCGCCTTGAGTAGTACCATTAAATGTAACTGAATTAGCTGTACCGGGAGTGTGGAAAAATCCAGGTACACCAGCATCGTTAGCATCATCACAGAAATTAATAGTTCCAAAAATTACATCAGTAACGGCGCCAGTATTAATAATAAGGCTAGTTGTAAGATCAGCTATTACAGTAAATCTAAACTGCATACCTAAATTACTTGTTTGATTAGGATCAGAAGCTCCGCCTTGGCCTTGGCCTGCAGCTGCGTTAGCGCCTGGATTAACTGCATTAATAAGAGGTAGAGTAAATGTA